ATACAGGACTACTCTGCGATTCGTCTCGGCATAGGTGGTCTCGACGATCGACCTGAGTCTGGAAGTTATGAAGTAGCAGGGTCTGATACTCTAGCTTACGATCACTCAGCGTCCGACCTACAGACCGTAGTTGCTTCTGCTGCCTCCTCAAATGTCACGACTAAGCTAACTGACTTCGTGTTCAAAATTCAATTTGACGCAGTCGGAGCGCAAACCATCCCATCCCTCGACATCACTTTGCTGCAGCCTCGAAGCACGGTAAGCGTCAGTAGATTAGTAACTGGAGACGCTACGACTAAAGAGGTCTGGCTCTGGAGGCTCTTCAGAGATCCTCTAGCGTTTACGAATACATTCACAAACATCGCCGGCAACGGAGTGAGAGGAACTCTCTCGCTAGCTACTGCAGGACTCTACGAGCTTATAGCGCAATCTAGTTCCGTAAATACGTTCTTCGAGGTCGAGCTTACTTCCAGCGAAGGAAACGTCCGCACAGTTTTACAAGCTAAAGTATCTCTTAACGGAGAGGTCATCGGTCACAGCTTTTCTGGTTCAGTTCCGTCCGGTGGATCAATGCCTGCCGAGGCTACAGTGTTCCTTCAGTCCTTTCCTGATCCAGATATCGTAGGCGATCTCACAGTCGATGGCGATGTCGATTTGAATAGTGGACTTCAAGTATATGGCGACGTAACCTTTGAAGAAGGTGTAGACTTTGAAAAAGGAGCAGAGTTTAAAGGTGGAGTTGGTATCAGCACAGGAGCTGCTTCAGGATATGTCTTAACCTCAGACGCTACAGGAGGAGCATCTTGGCAGGCTAATGCTGTTAGTTATCCCTTCACAACTGACTTTCTGGGAAGCACAGAGCGAACACAGAATCTAACAAGTATTACAGGCACTAGTGGCTTCAAAAATCAAAGCACTTTGGATGATCTTTATATTGGCAGTAATGTGACTTCGATTGGGTCTTATTCCTTCCAGTATAGCGGTAATTTTAACATCACCATTGCTTCGGGTTTAACAACAATTGCTAATTACGGATTCGGTGGGTCTTATATAAGTGGGTCGCTTAAGCTTCCCAACAGCGTGACTACGATTGGGGATTACGCATTTATATATTCTACTTTGACTAGCATTACTCTTCCAACTAATGCTAGTTTCACTACGATTTCGTCTGGTGCATTCGTTTACAATAGTTTAACCAGTCTTACGATCCCAGACAGCGTTACAACGATTGGCTCTTCTGCATTTTCATACGGTTCAATATCTAGTCTTACGATCCCAGACAGCGTGACCTCGATTGGAGGTAGTGCATTTGCATTCTCTAGTTTGACTAGTGTTACTCTTCCAACTAATGCTAGTTTCACTACGATCCCCAGTTCTGCATTTCAATATTGTGGACTAACCAGTATTACGATTCCCAGTAACGTTACCTCGATTGGGGGTTATGCATTCGCAAGTGGTGGACTAACCAGTCTTACGATTCCAAGTAGCGTGACTACGATTGGGTCAGGTGCATTTAGATACAATGCTTCATTAACAACAATAAACTGCTTGCGTATGACTCCTCCAACCGTAGTTTCAGGTGCATTCGGCTACGTTAATACTACGGAAATTCACGTTCCAACATTAGCCACAGGATACGGGCTTACATTAGACGGCTTGACAGTTGTAAAAGACTTGTAATAGTTGGATGCCTATATGAGTAAAAAATTACATTTCGTATCTGGTCTTCCAAGAGCTTGCTCAACGCTACTCTGCAATCTACTAGCACAGAATCCAAAGGTTCACGCTACTCCTACTAGTGCCTTGCACGAAATAGGCTACATCGCTCGGCAAGTTTTTCAAACTGAAGAAGCAAAAGCAGTAGATATGAAGAATGTCCTTGAGCCTATGTATCTGGACTACGTCAAAGCTGGTTGCGAGAATGCTTTCAATAACATCACGGACAGACCTGTAATCGTGGACAAGTGCCGATCTTGGGTTGGTCATCTTGACCAGCTATTTAAGGTTTGGGAGGACGCTAAGGTTCTTGTTCCTGTTCGTGACATTAGAGGCGTTCTGTCCAGTATGGAGAAAAAACGCAGACAGCATCCAGAGGTATTCAATGGCATTGAGAAAGAGAATCCCCAAAACTGGACAACAATTGATAAACGGGTAAATGGATGGCTACAGAGTCCTCCTATCGGAATTGCTATTGAGAGATTGCACGAAGCTAAGGAACGATTCGGAGATAAACTTATGTTTGTTCACGCTGAGGACTTAACTGAAAAACCTCAGCAAGTAATGAACCGAATTTGGGAGTATCTAGGCGAAGAGCAGTTTATTCACGATACTTCTAATGTAGAGCAATACACTCAAGAATACGATGTTGGTTTTCCCTACGGAGATCACGTTATTCGACAAGAAATAAAACCTTTAAAAAAAGACTGGCACGAGATTCTTGGTCGTTCGCTTTCAGAACAACTTAACCAAAAATTTAACTGGATAAATAATTTATGAAATATGCAGTAATTAACTCAAGGGGCAGAGTCCTTCGTTCGTCAAAAGATGAGTTCAAGTTCATCGCTGAAGGCAACAAAATGGTATCTATATCAAACGAAAAAGCTAAGCAGGTCGAAGCTTCAAGCGAACCGTTGTTCCTAGTTGAAGGAAACTTAATTACTTTAAAGGAGAAGTTATTTAATGATAACCCTGAAGCAATAAAGGAGTCCTTACGTCCAGAACGCAATCGACTACTCGCTGAGTCCGATTGGACGCAGTTAAATAACTCACCGCTTGCCGAAGCCGAGGTATTCTCTTGGGCTGAATACCGTCAGAAGCTTCGCGACCTTACTGACAACATTGACAACAACGTCAAAGTAGAGTTTCCTTTAGCTCCATAGAAAATGGAAGACATCATATACAAATCAATAATCGGAACAGGAGGCTTCATCGCGACTGTTGAAATTTCTCCGGTCAATGGGACTCTTGGTTTCTGCGTAGGACTAGCGACCTTCATTTATATGACGGCATCTGCAATCAAGGTAATCAAAGAACTACTAAAAAAATAACATGACACCAGAACTACTAGCAATGCTCGGAGGCGGCGTAAGCGGCTTCATAATGAAGATGATCGCTAACCAAGCGGAGACACAGGCTCGACTATTCGAGCAGACTCTAGCGAAGCAACAGGTAGCAGACGCCTCGGCTAATGAGGCGGCAAATAGAGGTGGAGCTTTAATGCGGCGCGTTATCACATGCGTCGTCCTATTCGCGATCATAGTCGTTCCGACTGTCGTCGCATTTACTGATATCGGAGTCAGCGTCAGTCGAGAGACGGACGGAATTTTCGGACTATTTAAAACTGTGAAATGGGATCAGATTAGCGGCTACGTTATTCTGCCAGAAGTAAGACAGACCGCTCTAGCGATCGTAGGCTTTTACTTCGGATCCTCGCAGGTTAAATAGAATATGGCACTAGACGAAAACCAACAGCTCTGCGTAGATGCTTACATCTCTGCAGGTTCATATCGAGGCGCAGCTAGACTTTTAAGGAAGGACGAGTCTACTGTCAGAAAACTCATAGCGAGGCTAGAGAGGCTCGGAGAGGTTCCGTGGAAGTCTCCGGCTCCCATACCATCGCATCTGTCGATCGGAAAATCTACCGTCCAGTTCGACGCAGACGGCAACGTCATACAGGAATGGCGTCGTCAGCATCCTACGATAGAACTCATGCAGGAGGTCGTAGACGGACTCTGCGAGCAGGTGAAGGGCAAGGCTAAGGTCTCCAAGACTAAGAAGAGCAGGAAGACGGGAGAGGACGTTCTGTTCGAGATCGATCTATTCGACGCTCACGTCGGCATGTATGCGGACGAGAGAGAGACTCTCGACTCAGACTATAACTGCGACATTGCAGCGCAGAGAATGATCGAGGCGACTCAAGCTCTAGCCGCCAGAGCTAACAATCCTAGCAAATGCGTTCTGGTCTTCGGCGGCGACATGCTTCACGTAGACGATCGCAGTAACCGGACTCCGTCGAGCGGTCATCCTCTCGACGCTGATAGTCGATATCACAGGATCGTAAACTACATTATAGCAGCCTGCAGGGAATGCGTCGATATTGCCGCCAGAATAGCTCCAGAGATCGAGATCGTCGTCCTAGAGGGTAATCACTCCTCTCACTCAGAACTCTGGTTAGCTCGCGTCCTAGAGGCTTACTACTCGAACTGCTCGAACGTAGAGATCAAGACGACTCCTAATCCTCGCAAGCATTTAATCTGGGGAGACAACCTTCTACTCTGGGCGCACGGCGACAGAATAGCGGCGCAGAAGTGGGCAATGATTATAGCGGCAGAGTTCGCTAAAGAATGGGGAGCCACAAAGTATCGACATCTGAAATGCGGACACGTTCATCATAAGAAGACGATCGCTCCTGTCGTTATCGATGAGCAGAGCGGTCTGGTCGTCGAGTATCTCGAAGCTCTATGCGCTACAGACGCATGGCATGCCGGAGCAGGTTTTGTCGGATCTCAAAAGGGAGCAAGCGCGTTCGAGTATCATAAGACAGAGGGACTACTCACTCGACACTTTAAGACAGTATGAGAATCATCGCTTTAACCGGTGCGAAGCAGGTTGGAAAATCTACAGTCGCGGCAGCGATCGCAGACATCTTAAACGAGGAGACTCACATCATATCATTCGCAGATCCTATGAGGGCGATGCTGCAGGCGATGGGCATAAGCTCTTTCTATCTTTCTAATCAGCTATACAAAG